CTCTTGAGAAAAAGATTGATAAATTAGAGGCATCTGTTTGTCATTTGGTTGAACTTGCCAATAAATCAAAAGGCGGGTTTTGGGTAGGAATGATTGTGGTATCTGCAATCAGTTCTTTCATCGGTTTTGTTGTCCATTACCTAACGGAAAAATAAAATCGACCCCTTTACCCTTGCAATGATGGCTTTCTCTGCTGTAAAAAGCGGAGTGGCTGCTTACAAGGAAATTAAATCTACTGGTGGTGAAGTAGTCAAGATTGTCAATGAGTTGGGTGGTGCGCTTGGTAATTTCTTTGACCATCAAGAAAAAGCGCACAAGGAAGCGGAAGAACAGAAAAAGAATCCCCCCAAAGGTAAGTCATTACAAGCTATTGCACTAGAAAATGTATTGCGTAGAAAGCAATTAGAACAGGCTGAATACGATTTAAGGCAAATGTTGGTGTATGAATCCCCTCCAGAACTCGGTGCTGTATGGACAGAATTTGTAGCGGAACGTCAAAAATTAACGACAGAACAAGCAAAACATAACGCTATATTAAAAAAAAAGAACAAGCTAACGAAAGAAGAAGAGCTGAACGGCTGGAGAAGTGGAATATTAGAATTGCAATTTGTGTTGCGGTCTTGGTGGTCATCCTCACATTTGCAGTATTGATGTATGAGATTAATCAAGATTACAAAAACAAGAAAAGCGGACAAGAGTGGCACATCATGTTTATGAAACACTATTATGACGACTCAATAAACGCAGAATGTGAGCATTTATTCAGACAGACAGGCTATTGGCCTAAATATTGTAAGGATTGACATGGATTGGCTTAAAACGATTGAACAACTAGCACCGACAATTGCCTCAGCTCTGGGTACTCCAGTTGCGGGTATGGCGGTATCTGCGCTTGAATCTGCGCTAGGAATGAAGTCTGAGGACATTCAAAAGAACATTGAAGACAGTAAATTAACTGCCGAACAAGTTGCATCTATACAACAGGCTGAGATTGCGTTAAAAGCTAAAGCGCAAGAGTTGGGTTTGAACTTTGAACAAATGGCGGTTCAGGACAGAAAATCTGCTCGTGATCTGCAGCAAAGCACCCATTCTTTTATACCTCCTGTTTTAGCTGTGTTGGTCACATTTGGATTCTTTGGTATATTGGTAGGGTTGATGATGGAGACATTTAAAACATCTGATGCTTTGCTTTTGATGCTGGGTTCGCTTGGAACTGCATGGACTGCAATTATGTCTTTTTATTTTGGTAGCTCTGCAGGCTCACAAGCCAAGGATGCTATGTTACATAACTCACAACCAACAAAATGATTAATTCAAGAAACTTAGATGATCTACTTCCGCAAGTTAAAGCAAGAGTTGAAGATTTTATTAAGGCTTGTCAGCATAATGGCATCGACATCTTGGTTACTTCTACATATCGTGATTATGAAAGTCAGGATGCTCTTTATGCTCAAGGACGCACAGCTGAGGGCAAGATTGTCACAAATGCAAGGGGAGGTGACTCTTTTCACAATCATCGTTGCGCTGTGGATGTTGTGCCTGTGGTTAATGGTAAACCAGACTGGGATGGATCACATCCAGTTTGGGCACAGATAGGGCAACTTGGAGAAGAATCAGGACTAGAGTGGGCTGGTAAATGGAAATCATTTAAAGAACTGGCGCACTTTCAATACACAGGCGGTTTAACAATAGCAGAACTTAAAGAAGGCAAGGTAATAGCATGAAAAACTTTAAAATTGAAGGAAAAGAATACAAGTCACCCAAATCACATTATGTGGTTTTAAGGGAACATGAAAAGAAAACTGAGCACGAGTTGCACAGATTAGAAGACAAGCTCAAAAAGCATGAGAATTTGCCTATGGAAAAGGCACATCCGATTAAATAAGACTATTCTTGTAGTCTATATAGGTTTGGGGTAGAGGCACATTATCAGGCCACAAATTAGCTTCAATTAGCCAGTAAACTGTTTTAAGGTGCGCTCTATCCCAGAGCCTTTCACGTTCTTTCTTGCTGTAGATAGAACCTTGGTCTAAATCCATGTGGCAAACATGGCATAACGCAGCGATCATATTGTCATCTGCTTTTATAGCTTTACCTTTTCCATGTGCCCCTTGATTGGAATGTGCGCCAACAATCGTGCCATCATCTACTCCACACATGGCGCAATTCAGATATTGGCAGTTATCCAATAACTTACGACTGCGGATATATTGACGTTTTGGATTTGGATTCATTTATCTACATCAAGCTCAATTTCGTTTTGGGCGCACCAAGCATATAGCCATTCCACAAACTGTGATGCTTGATCCTTAGTAAATTTACGAGATTGGAGACCCAGTTGCACAATCCGATGACTATCTAAGCTCGGTACAACTTTACCGCTTCTAAGCCCTGTTTCTGAGGCAAATTGGTCTATTAAAAAACGCTTCCAACTCTCTTCATCCCATTTAGCTCCAAGATGTGTAGCATGATGGGCAATATCAGCAATTATTGCGTGATACAACCTGTTTTGGTCGTCTGATCTAACTGCATCCACAATTTCCATATCAAGCTGTTTGCCAACTTTAAGCGCCTCTAAAACTTTAGGCCAAACTCTGACCATTAACGCTTTGGCTTGTTCTTCATTTTCTAATTTAAATTTCATGGTTTTGACAACATAAGTTTCAGCATACGCATTGCGCTTTCAACTGAATCAACCAGGCAAAACGGCCCACCTTTCCAGTTTTCAGCAAAGTCTAGTTGGTTTTCGTTAAACCCTTTTTTGCCATACGCACTATCAGGGTTCTTTACCTCCATAAGTAGAGTCTCTCCCTCATATCCCACAAGAAGATCGCAAGGTTCTTTGATGTAATACACATAAGCCCCAGCCTCACGAAGAGCCTTGACTATTTCTGCCTGATTCTCGTCAACTCGTGCTGCTCGTCTCATTTTTTTTCCTGTGTATCGTATTTTTTACATCTTCAGCCAAATTTGCAAATAATGCGTTACTTTGCATCTTCTGACGTACTGCATCCCTAATGTATTCTACCCAGCCAGGTTGCATGGCAAGGTGAGCGTACAGCTCCACAATCTCATCGTACATTTGGTCAAAAGGCTCATCCATTGACAATCCACTTTCTCATTTCGTTTGAATTGCGATAGCCAATAGACTTGTAGAACCGAGGAGCAAGAACACGCACCTCTGAGGGCAGTCTAGGTAATCTTTCCGCAACAGGATATTTAGTCTCTTTTAAAACAGTTCCCTCAGGCCAAGGCGGTACTGGTTGCCATATTGTTTTAATTTCCACGTCTGATCTCCATAATTTTTTGACGTATATGTTCAGGCATAGGGACGGCTTTTGCCTTTTCTGCATCTAGTTTAACAAGGTAAGGATCACGTTCTTGAACCATTGTAGAAACTTCAGGTATCTCAGCTCCATCCCAACGCTGTTGGTTTAAGTACACAAGGGGCGCAGGAATAAATGCTCCGTTGTCTTTGCGCCAATCGTTAGTGGTCTTCATCCACTCAACGTGTTTTATTATTTGATCGGCACACGCATCACAATAGTATTTCTGCCATTTTTTCAAACATTCTGACTTACCTCCTTTGCGTGAGCTACGAGGCCAGGCTTTCCAAAAATCTTCAAATGTCATAATTTATCCTTATTAAAGTTAACCAACCACAAGCGGTACATTTTATTTTCCAACCAATCTTTATCTGCAATTCTTTTGTTATCCCACCACATTTGCATATTCTCATGTATTTCCCCTGTATTCAATGGTGCTTTTGGTGAATCTTAGAGCAAAGCATAGCCTAACCGCATCAAAATGCCAGTTTCGCTCTATGCCTGTGGATAAGTGCTTTATGGAGCCATCTCGTCGCATTGCATTAAGTCAGACTATTTCAACCACCACGCTCTAACTATTCGCCCACGTTCCCTGCTTTGGTTCGCTCGTGTTACAGGGTATCTCAGACACAACCACCGACGTACCGCATTGTGTAGTCCAAAAGCAAAAACCCCATAATTCACTCTGCGGTCTTGGCTCTTGGCGAGAGCAACAACAAACGATTGACTGGAATCAAAAGTTCGCTTGTCGTCTGACAAGACCGCACAGAAAACTATGGGGTTCAACGATTCCAGTCTTTCGCCCAGATGCCACTCTAGACGGATTGGATTATACCTTACTTAATAACAGAAAACCATTCAGGTCGCAAAACTCTTAATTGAAATACTCTTAATTTAGGTATTTGTTGCCAATTGTTAACAGCTTGTCTAGTTACCCCAAGCAACTTTGCTAGTTTTGCTGGTGTTCCTGCTTTATTTACGAAATATT